ACTGCAGCACAAGGTAATGTTGTTATTGAGTTTAGGACGTAATTATGAAACTTATTAAAGAAGATATTACTTTTAATGATTTAGATGTTATCTCTGAAGGTAAAGGTTCAGAGAAAAGAATGTATATTAATGGTCCTTTTCTTCAAGCTGAAAAGAAAAATAAAAATGGCAGAATTTACACAGAAGAAGTTATGGATGCTGCAGTTGAAAAGTATAACGAAGATTATATTTCACAAAAAAGAGCTTTGGGGGAATTGAACCATCCAGCTGAACCTATTGTAAATCCTGAGCGCGCAGCTATTATGACAACTAAGTTGACTAAAGAAAGGGCTGACGACGCTGTTTACTATATGGGTAAAGCTAAGGTTTTATCAACACCAATGGGTAAGATAGTAGAGAATCTTTTATCTGATGGTGTAAAGATTGGTGTATCTTCTAGAGGTTTAGGTAGTCTTATTCCTCAAAGAGAAGGTTATAATTTAGTAGGTAATGATTTTGTACTTACTACTGCCGCTGATGTTGTGTTTGATCCATCTGCACAATCATCTTTTGTTGAAGGTGTAATGGAACAAGCTGAATGGATTTACGAATCTGGAATTTGGAAACAAGTAGATTTAGAATTTCAGAGAGAGAAATTAAAGAGAGCTAAATTAAAAGAACTTAATGAAGTTAAGTTAGAAGTATTTGAGAGCTTCTTAAAGACGCTTTAATATAAATAAATTAATTGGAGTTTAATACAATGGAAAAGAGTAACGGTTTAATTGATGTTATTGAGGAGCTTTTAGAAGCGGATATGACTGCACCTAAAAAAGTTAGAAACCCTCAAAACAAAATGAGTGAAGAAGATCAGGTAGACGAAGCGCAGGACAAGACTGATAAGTCTCTTGCAGCTAATAAACTTACTGATACAGCTAAGCCTAAGTCAGATCAAGAAGGTGATAATTCATCTGAGGTTATTGGTTCTGAAAAAGGTGCTGCTATTGACGCAGGCGGTGATAAAGACGTCGGTGATATGAACAAAGGTAAGATTGCTTCTAGCGCATCAGATAATTCTAAAGAAGTTTTAGGTTCAGAAAAAGGTGCTGCTATCGATGGTGGTGGTGATAAAGATGTAGGTCCTAAGAAAGATGGTAAGAATGCATTACCTTCTGACGCTTCAGCTGAAGTTGAAGCTAACAAAGGTCCTCATAATCAAGCTATGGACGAAGATGCAGAAACAATGGAATGGGATTGGGATAAGATTGATAACCTTTCTGAAGATGATTTCCAGGAGTTAGTTGATTCGTTAACAGAAGAAGAGTTAGCTGAGTTTAAAGAGCGTTATGATTCTGTTGTAGTGGAAGAAGACGAGATCGAAGAAGCACAAGACACAACTGTAAAAAAGAATGCTAATGATGATCATATTCCAGACGATGAAAAAGAGTCAATGAAGAACATGAAAGAAGAAGATGATTCTGATGACGATGATGAAGACGATGATAAAGAAGAAACTGATGAGTCAGTAGAAGAGGCTTCTAAAGATGATCACGAAAAAGATGATGACGATGACGACGATGATGAAGAAGAAGCTAAAGAATCTGTAGAAGAAGAAATGGAATGGGACTGGGATAAGATCGAAGGTCTTACAGAAGAAGAGTTCCATGATTTCTATTCTAACTTGACTGAAGAAGAGCAAGCAGAAATCGAAGCTCATTATCAAGAAGTCACTGAAGCAAAAGATAAAGGTGACATGGATGGTGATGGTGTAGATGAGCCAGATGATAAAGAGTATATGGACAATAAAGACAAAGCTATTAAGAAAGCTATGGCTAAAGAAGAGTCAGAAGAAGAAGTAGAAGAAGCAACTGGTGAAAAGTTAGAAGCTGCACCATCTTCTGCTGAAAATGAAGACAAACGTCCTAAAGAAGAGAAAGGTAAAAATGAGCCTACTTCTAAAGGTGGTAATCCTGGTGAAGGTGCTCATGATCAAGCTAAAGATCCTATTGATACTCCAACTAAAGCTAATCCAAAAGGCCCTGTTAAGGAAGATGCGGATGAGTTAATGGAAGATCTTGATGAAGACTTTAAAGAAAAAGCTTCTGTTATCTTTGAAACAGCAGTCAATGAAAAGGCTAATAAGTTAGCTGAAGAAATTGAAGCTAAATACGCTGATGAATTAGAAGAAGAAGTTAAAAAGATTAACGAAAAAGTTGACCAGTATGTTGACTATGTAGTTAATGAATGGTTAGAAGAAAATCAGTTAGAGATCAAATACTCATTAAGAACTGAAATTGCTGAAAACTTTATTCGCGAAATGAAGACAGTATTTGAATCTAACTTTATTGATATTCCAGAAGAAGAAGTATCTGTTGTTGATGAGTTAACTGAAGCAGTTGAATCATATAAAGAGCAGTTAGATGAGCAAGCAGGTGAGCTTGAGTCAGCTAAGAGAGAACTTTTGGAAATCAAAAGAAAAGAAATCGTAGATGAAGTCAGCAACGACTTAACTCAGACACAAAAGATCCGCTTAGAAAACTTGTCTGAAAATGTTGAAGCAGATGACATCGAAGAGTTCAGATATAAAGTAGAGCAGCTTAAAGAGGGCTATTTCAACGAATCATCTGAGCAACCACTTCTTAGCTCATTGAGTGAGGAAGTATTCGGTGGTACAGTTATCGAAGAAGATGACAGTACTGTATCGCAGTATGCGAAGTTCCTTTCAAAGACTGTGAATAATTAAGAAAATTGAAGAGTATTAAATAATTAAGAAAAATTAGACATTATTAAAATTTTTTGAAGGAGAAATACAATGTCAACCGATGTCCTTATGGAAAAATGGGCACCAGTAATCAGCCATGAAGATCTAGATCCAATTCAGGATCGTGATCGTAAAGCGGTTGTTGCTCAGGTCCTCGAAAACACAGAAAAGGCATTGAAGGAAGAGGCAGGTATTATCGATGAAGCATCAGTTTCTGGTGCAGCATTCGGTGGCGCATTCTCAGGCGCAGGTACAAACGCAACCATCAATGCTACAGGCCGTGCAGGTTATGATCCAATCATTATCTCATTGGTCCGCCGTGCAATGCCACAGATGATGGCATTCGATTTATGTGGTGTTCAGCCAATGTCAGCTCCGACAGGTTTGATCTTCGCATTACGTGCACGTTACAATAACAACAACGAACCAGGTGCAGGTGATCTCGGATTAGAAGCATTCTATGATGAAGTATTCCCGAACTTCTCTGGTACAGCATTTAACACTGGTCAGCCAGGAACACATGCTGCAGGTACCAATGAAGATACTTCAGGGAATCCATTCTCACCATCACGTTCAAAGTCAGACGGTTCAACAGCAGCTGAATCAGAAGCTTACACAGACAACTCAGTTACACCTGTTAACGATCCATTCGTTGACACAGTAACAGCTGACCCAGCACTTAACACAGGTTATGTACCATCAGGTATGTCTTCAGCAGGCACAACACCATTTGGTATGACAACCAGAGAAGGTGAAGGGGATAACTTCCGTGAAATGTCATTCACAATTGAACGTACAGCTGTTGAAGCAAAGACACGTGCGCTCAAGAGTGAATACACCATGGAATTGGTTCAAGACCTTAAAGCAGTTCATGGTTTGGATGCAGAAGCAGAATTGTCAAACATTTTGTCAACAGAAATTCTTGCTGAAATTAACCGTGAAGTAGTACGTACTATGATTAGCCAAGCTAAGTATGGTGCAGACGGTTTAACAAACGATGGTATCTTTGACTTGATTGCAGATGGTCAAGGCCGTTGGTCAGTTGAGCGTCAGAAAGGCCTTATGTTGCAGCTTGAGAAAGAAGCAAACAAAATTGCTTTCGAAACACGCCGCGGTAAAGGTAATTTCGTACTTTGTTCTGCAAACGTAGCATCTAGCTTGACAATGGCTGGTCTTTTAGACTATTCATCAGGCTTGTCAGACAACTTAAACGTTGATGTGACATCAGGTGTATTTGCAGGTACATTGAACGGACGCATGAAAGTGTATGTTGACCCATATGCAACTAATGGCGATTATGCTGTTGTTGGTTATAAGGGTGCAAACAACATGGACGCAGGTATGTTCTACTGCCCATACGTACCACTACAGATGGTACGTGCAGTTGCACAAGAGACATTCCAGCCAAAGATTGGCTTCAAGACTCGTTACGGTATGGTTTCAAATCCATTCTCACAGGGTTCTGCAGCAGTACAGTCACAAGGCTTGGCAGCTCATAATACTAACGTTTACTATCGTAAGTTCCGTATCGACAACGTGTAAACGTTTAGATACAACGATAACAAAGAGGCAGCTTCGGCTGCCTCTTTTTTTAATAAATAGAATATGGCAGTATCATATAGTACAGTATCATCTAGAATACCAGAGCTCTCATATGTAGCTCCTCAAAATTTCTATGCTGTTGCAGAGACATTACCTTCTCTAGTTTTTAATATACAATCAGTAAACATACCAAACGTAACTGGAGGTGAAGTACCTTTATCTAATAGACTTAACCCTGTTAGAGCTTTTCTACCTGGTAATGGAGTTGATTATTCATCTTTAGATTTTGAGTTCTTAGTGGATAAAGACTTCACTAATTATAGAACGGTACTTGAATGGTTAAAAGCTATTAATCATCCCGAACAACATGAACAGTATAATGAGTTTACTAATACAACTAATACTACTGGAAGTACAGGGTGGAGAAACACTACCTCTAACATAACTGTATTTGGTTGTGATGCTGGTAACAAACCTTTAGTACATTGGAATTTTGTTGATTGTTTTCCTATTAGTTTAGATGGACCAACATACAATGCTGCTGATCAAGATATAACATATGTAAAAAGTACAGCATCATTTAGATACTTATACTTTGAAAATCAAACCTACACAAATGGTAGACTTAATAATAACTTACTATAGGAGTAAACTATGAGCATCTTAACCGGTGATAATGTATTCGAAAATGTAAAGACACAAATTAATGAATGGGGTGAAGTTGAAGAAGATGCCTTATACATTGATGAGGAAGATGGTGGCAAAAAGAAAAATGTAAAATTAAACAAGCCATTTTTGACTCCGGGTGGACCTAAAAAGCGTTCAGTGTATGTAAAGAACGAAAAAGGTAATGTAGTTAAAGTTAACTTTGGTGATCCTAATATGGAAATTAAAGCTGACAATCCAGCTCGTAGAAAGTCTTTTAGAGCTAGGCATAACTGTGATAACCCTGGACCTAAAACAAAGGCTCGTTACTGGAGCTGTAAACAATGGTAAATAAAGCTATTAAGAATAAGCTTCGTAAATTTATAATAAGTAGAATAAAGAAGGGTCGCTATGCCAAGTAATATGAGAGATAAAAAAATAGCTCAAAGAAGAGAATATATTAAACTTAGATCTGAGTCAAAAGAATCTAACGAAAGAGAATATGACTATGAAGGTGAGATGGCTAAGACTCAATTAAGAGGTATTATTCGAAACGCAAATGATTTGATTAACATGTTAGAAGATAACACTAACATGGCTGAATGGGTACAAAATAAGATTACTAAAGCCTGTGATTATATTGATACTGCTAGAGATTATATGATGAATGATGTTAGTGAAGCAATAATGACTGGTAGTACCGGTACAGGTGTTTCTAATATGAGAACTAATGATTTTCAAAGACAGAAGACTTCTACCGGTATAAGAGTTAAAAAAATGGTTGGTGGACAAACTGCTTTTAATAAAAAGAGAGAACAGTTAAGAGCTCTTAGAAATAAAGTAGGTGAAAATTTTATGGATGGAAAGAACCCACAAGACAAAGGTGATAGTAAACGTCATGGAATTAATACTAAAGGTTCTGATTCTTCTCTTAAGAAGATACGATCTAGTTCATCTGCATCACCTCGCAAGAAACAGTTAGCTCATTGGTTATTAAATATGCGTAAAGGTAGAAGAAAGAAAGCTAAAAGTTAATATGGTATCCGGGGCTTAGAACAGCTCAGGCATCTGTTCAGATTATAAGAAAAAGTAACGACTATTTTTAAAAAATAATAAATAAAGTAGAAATTAGGGAGTAACACTCATGGCAATTAGAACCGCATGGACTTCAAGAGCAAGAAAATTTGCAGCATATTTAGCTAACCCAGCTGTTGCTAACGCATCACAGTTTGATAAAGTAGTTGATTTCAGAGGTGGTATTAAAGAAAAAGTACAAGCTAAGACTTCTGCTTCATCAATTACAATTGATCCGAAAGACGGATCAATTCAATCTGTTACTTTAGACACAAACGCAACTTTTACAATGAGTGGTTTTGATACAGGTTCTTCTGTGACAATTATTATTACTCAAGACGCTACTGGTTCAAGAACAGGCACTTTTACAGACGGTTCAAACAATGTTAAATTCCCTGGTGGTGATCCAACATTAAGCACTGATGCAAATGCAATTGATGCAGTAACTATTGTTTATGATGGTACAAATTATATCGGAAATATAGCACAAGACTTTACAACAGGTTAAAAAAAGGGGGCTTAAGCCCCCTTTTTCTTATATCTTATTTCTAGCAAACATCTTTACTAATTGAGCAACTATATCCGATCGAACAATATGATCGGTAGTAAACCTTACAATTGGTGCTTCTATTCCATAGTGATGACACATCTCAACAAAATCGTCTAGATCTTCTCCGTCATGTACATCTGATTGAGCCGGATCGCCAAGCATAATAAGTTTAGAGTTTTCACCAATACGAGTTGTAATAGCTTTAATCTCTGACATATTAAGGTTTTGAGATTCATCTACAATGATAATACAATCTTCAAATGAATTACCTCTAATAGTCTCTATAGGTTGTACAACTATTTGATTTTTGGATACCATGTAGTCATATCTACCTTTACCTAATCCTTCTTGAAGGACATTCATGATAGGTTTGAGCCACGGGGTCATTTTTTCTTCTACTGACCCTGGAAAATATCCTAATGATCTTCCTGTAGATACATTAGGTCTAGTGAGCACAATCTTATCATAACCTCCTTTTAAAATTAACTGTGCGGCCTTCATACCAGAGCAGAACGTTTTGCCGGTCCCTGCAGGTCCAATACAAATAGTCATTACAGATTGATCAATACAATCTAGTAAGTACTGTTGAGTTGGATTTTTAGGTTGAATGTGAAATGCTGCTGAAGACTGTATCTCTTTCACGAAACTGTCTTTCTTTTTAGCACGTGCCATGTAATTTTCTCCTGTTGAAAATAAAAAGACTCCCTTAGCCAGAATGGCTGGGAGTGGTTTGAAAGGATAGTAAAGAACTTTACCATTAAACTATTTATAATAGACATGTTGAGATTCGTATGGAAGGTTAAGAATTATGTTGACTCATGAGCAACTTTTATCTATGTGGGAAGAAGATGCACCTATAGATAAGACAGCGCTAGATACTGCAGCTACAGATGCTCCTAAACTACATCATAAATATCTTTCTATGCTTATGGATCTTA